TTTAAAATTATGGCTAGCAAATCATTAAATGAAATAAGAAGTACTTTTTTAAATTATTTTGAAAAGAATGATCATAAAATAGTTGAGTCAAGCAATTTGGTTCCAAATAAAGATCCAACCTTAATGTTTGCTAATTCTGGCATGGTTCAGTTTAAGAATGTTTTTACTGGCTTAGAAAAAAGAGATTATTTAAGAGCAACTACTTCACAAAAATGTGTAAGGGCAGGTGGCAAACATAATGATTTAGAAAATGTTGGATACACTCCACGACATCATACATTTTTTGAAATGTTAGGAAACTTTTCTTTTGGTGATTATTTTAAAGAAAAAGCAATAAGTCTAGCGTGGGAATTAATCACAAAAGAATTTGGTCTCAGCAAAGATAGATTATATGTGACTGTATTTAATGAAGATAATGATGCGTTTAATTTATGGAAGAAAATAACTGGTTTAAGTGAAAACAGGATAATTAAGATCTCAACTTCAGATAATTTTTGGTCAATGGGAGAAACAGGACCTTGCGGACCCTGTTCAGAGATTTTCTATGATCATGGAGATCATTTAAAAGGAGGTCCTCCAGGCAGTTCAGATCAGGAAGGAGATAGATTTATTGAAATATGGAACCTCGTGTTTATGCAATATGAGCAAGTTTCAAAGGAAAAAAGAATTAAATGGTATCAAAAAGCTGCTAAAAAGAAACGATATTCAAAGGATTATTACAAGGATTAAACATGGTAAACCCAAGATGGCGACCCACAATCGCAAATTCAAGAAAACCCTTAAAGGGTTCTCATAACGATACAGAAACAGATGTACCGACATTTCCAAAACCGGAACCGTACATCGGGAGATATGTCGATGGCGAGATCGCCGGCGTTAAAGTGTCTAACCCAAGCTATAAGAAATATTATAAAGATTTTTAATGGATCCCTTAGTCATCGTTGCTAAGCTACAGAAACTGATACAAGCCAATCTCCAACGTATTGGAGACCTCATGATTAGTGGAGGTGTTGACAATATGGAAAAATACCAATATATGTTGGGACAGGCACGTACGTATCAGTACATGCTACAGGAAATCTCTAACCTGCTAAAAGAGAAGGAGCAAAAAGATGAACAAGGAAACGTTATCGACATCGGAAAAGGAAGTCCCAAAACATAAAAATGCTTTGGAAGAAAAGTACCAACACGAAGAAAAAGAACCTTTAAATCCCGAAAATATCAAAGATCAAACATCTCAACTCCCTGAACCTAGTGGATGGAGACTTTTAGTTTTACCCTTTACACCAAAGGAGAAGACTAAAGGTGGAATTTTAATCGCACAAGAATCCTTAGACAAATTACGTGTGGGGACGAATTGCGGTTATGTACTCAAGATGGGTCCGTTGGCCTATCATGATCGAGAAAAGTTTCCAACGGGACCGTGGTGCAAAAAAGGACAGTGGGTGATATTTGCACGTTACGCAGGATCAAGACTACCCATCGAAGGTGGAGAAGTTCGTATATTAAATGACGACGAAGTTTTAGGAACGATTGAAAATCCTGAAAACGTACTTCATCATAATTAATCATAGGAGGAACTATGCCAAACGAAGAAAAAACAGTTGATATTGATACAACCGGCCCAGGCGCGGATGTCGAAATCAAAGAAGAAAAAGAAGAAGAGCTTAAACCGGTAGAAGAACCGGTAAAAGAACCAGAAGAAAAGGTCCATGAGCCACGAACCACGGAACAGGAACCTGAAGTCAAGACAGAAGAAAAAACAGAAGAGAAACCTAAAGAAGAATTAGAACAATACAGTGAAGGCGTTCAAAAGAGAATTTCGAAACTAACGAAAAAGTGGCGTGAAGCAGAGCGACAAAAAGAAGCCGCGATCGATTATGCCAAAGGCGTTCAGTACGAACATTCTCAATTAAGAACAAGATTTTCAAAAATGGAGCCGAATTATGTGAAGGCTTTAGAAAATCGCGTAGCCTCTGGAATGGATGCAGCTAAAGCTAAATTGACAACGGCAAGAGAAGCCGGCGACATTAATGCTGAAGTGGAAGCACAAAAGTCCATTGCACAGCTAGGTATTGAAGAAGTGCGTTTAAACGCTTTAAAAGACAGACAGTCTCAAGATAAGGAACAGGAAGTTCGAACTCCAACTCTACAAGATACAGTTGGAAAAACTCCACCTCCCGATCCAAAGGCTGAGGACTGGGCTTCAAAAAACGAATGGTTTGGTAAAGACAACGCTATGACCTACACGGCTTTTGATTACCATAAGAAATTAACCGAGCAAGAAGGGTTTGACCCGAACTCGCCCGAATATTATGCTGAGATAGACAAGCGAATGAGACTTGACTTCCCACATAAATTTGATAATACTAAGTCCCAGGAATCGACTAACCGAACACAAATAGTAGCTTCAGCGAAGCGAAGTGTTCATCCCGGTCGCAAAACTGTGAGACTCACATCGTCTCAAGTAGCAATCGCTAAAAAACTAGGTGTGCCACTTGAAGAATATGCGAAACAATTAAAAATCACGAAGGAGGCATAAGCATATGCAAAACGAAGACAAAGTAAAAACTTCCCGTGCGAGCCAAACTAGAGAAAAAACTACGAAAAAAGCTGTTTGGACTCCACCGTCATCTTTAGATGCACCCCCTGCACCTGCAGGATTTCATCATAGATGGATAAGAGCCGAGACTATGGGCTTTGATGATACAAAGAACATGGCCGGTCGACTGAGATCAGGATACGAGCTTGTAAGAGCTGATGCATATCCAGGATCAGACTATCCAGTGATGAATGAAGGTAAATACAAAGGGGTAATCGGAGTTGGTGGCCTGTTGCTGGCAAGGATACCAGAAGAGATTGTCAAAGCGCGCGATGAGTATTTTAGAAAAATTACTCAAGATAGAGATGACGCAGTCGAAGGTGATCTTATGAAGGAGCAGCACCAAGGTATGCCGATCAATGTTGATAGGCAGACCCGTGTAACCTTCGGTGGAACCAAGAAGGACTAATTTATTAGCGATTCCTAATCCAACGAAATTTTATTAACTAAGGAGATAAACATGGCAAATCAAGACGCTGCCTTCGGCTTTAGAGCTGTAAGGCATTTATCAGGCGGAACACCTAGAACAGAAGAATATTTAATAGCTTCTGGTCTTACAAAGGTAATTTATACCGGTTCCCCTGTCATGGCGGTTTCTACTGGTGTGATCACTTTAGGCACTGTTAGTGCAGTCCAACACCTTGGAGTGTTTAACGGTTGTTTCTATACAGATCCAACATCAAGTAAACCAACATGGAAAGCATACTATCCAGGAAGTATTACAGCTTCTGACATAGTTGCTAATGTTTATGCAGACCCTCAAATTATCTTTGAAGGCCAACACGATGACACAGCTACTCTAGCTAACAACACTCATGCAAATCATGATCACGTTGGTACAGGTGGAAGTACAACTACTGGACAATCAAGTGCAGAAATTGACTCTTCTACTTATACAACTACAGCTACGGGTACGTGGACTCAAGTTGGAACTTCTAAAGATCCAGATAATTCAGACTTAACAGCGGCAAATTCAAACGCTTATGTAGTTGCGAATACTGGGGAACATGCATACAAACTAATAACAGGACTATAGGAGTATAAATAATGGCTATATCAAGAGCACAACTAGTTAAAGAACTAGAGCCAGGTTTAAATGCACTATTTGGCCTGGAGTACAAAAACTACGCTAACGAACACGCAGAAATTTTCAATTCAGAAAATTCAGACAGAGCTTTTGAAGAAGAAGTTATGTTATCTGGATTTGGAAATGCTACGGTAAAACCTGAAGGTGGAAGTGTCAATTACGATGCGGCACAAGAAACTTTCACGGCTCGTTACACGCATGAAACGCTTGCTTTAGCGTTCTCAATCACTGAAGAAGCGATTGAAGATAACTTGTATGATAGACTTGCGTCTAGATATACAAAAGCACTAGCTAGATCTATGGCTAATGCTAAACAAGTTAAAGCAGCAAATGTTCTTAACAGAGCATTTAACAGTTCATACACTGGAGGAGATGGTTTAGAACTTTGTTCAACAGCACACGTTATTGTGTCTGGAACAGAGCAGAATGAACTATCAACTGCAGCAGACTTAAACGAAACTTCATTAGAGCAAGCATTAATTGACATTGCTGCGCTAACTGATGAACGTGGTTTAAAAATTGCAGCTCAAGGAAGAAAAATGATTGTTCCTTCGGCGCTTCAATTTACTGCTGAAAGATTATTAAAATCTGTCGGTAGACTCGGAACAGCTGATAATGACATCAGTGCTGTTGTATCTATGAATGTGATTCCACAAGGTTATGTGGTTAATCACTATTTAACTGTTACAGACGCATGGTTCATTAAAACAGATGTTCCTAACGGACTAAAACACTTTGTTAGAGCACCAATCAAAACTGCTATGGAAGGCGATTTTGAAACTGGTAACGTTAGATACAAAGCTAGAGAAAGATACAGCTTCGGCTGGTCTGACTGGCGTGGTGTCTTCGGATCACCAGGTGCGTAATAGCAACTAAAACAAATTAATGAGGCGGCCTCAAAACCGCCTCATTTCGTTTATAAAGATAGAAATTACCTATGAAAAACTTCCGCGTACAGATTCGATATCATGGCTATTATGCTGACTTTAACGTCACGTGTAAGGATACAGCTATAGATATAGAAAATTCAATCCTTGACAAACTAGGAAAAAATGAGGTAAAGTTCGAAAAAGATGGATTTACCAGTAAAACTGGTAAATGGATAACCTATGAGGAGGTTAGTAATGACCGAAGATCTATACAATACGAAACGGTCCTTGGAACTAGAGTGGCAACAAGAGCATCTGAAGGACGGGAAGCATAATATTAGGATGATTGAGATTAATAAAAAAATCCAGGATATTATTAAAGAGATAGTTGCCAAAGAGTTTGAAGCAGATACGCTTCAAACTAAAGTAAACGAAGCCAAGGCCCAAGTTTCGATAGCCACTTAAGCGCTATCAAAAAATCAATTTTTCACTACAAGATACCTTGCGCTCAATCAAAATTTGCGCTATAAAAAATTACTATACATTAAATTAAGAACGTAGACGAGTATAGCGACGACCTAGAGACTACGTTCGCATAATCTAGGAGGATTATAACATGGCAAACACAACATTTAGCGGTCCTATTCGTTCAGAGAATAATGTACAGCTAATTAGTAAAACTGCATCTACGGGTGTAGTTCACAACAGAACACAAGGTTTTGGGTTAAGGGACGCACGAAGATATTATCTTTATGAGTCTTTCGCAAAGAAACCAGGACTTAATGCGGTTGCTATCATAGACCCAGATGCGAATTCAGCTTCTGATCTAGCAGCATACACAATTGTTAACAAAGACTTTGAAACATTAGGTACTAACTACACTACTGCTTTGACTACTTATCCAGGAACTCAAGCAGGAATCTTAATGACAACAGCAACGGCTGATCAAGATCAAGCAATTCTGTTACCACACTTAGACACAAACCAATCAGCTTGGGCTAAAGTTCTATGGGGTACTGAGAATCAGGTTGAGTGGGAATGTTCAATTAACTTAGCTGCAACTGATAACCAAAAAGTTTGGGCTGGTTTAAAATTGACTAATGATCAATTGCCTCAAACGGATGCGGACCAAGCATATTTCTATTATGCAAGTGACGCAACGAATGGGCAATTAATTGACAACTACGCACCATGGTACTTTATCTATTCTGTTAACGGCACTGACTACCTAACTAATACAGGTATTACAGTAGCAGCTGATACAAACTATCATTTAAAAATTGTGATGGATAGCGATAGAAAACCATCGGTTTACGTAAATGGTAGACAATATAGTGTAACAACAAGTGCCATAACGGCTTTTGATAACACAACTTCGGTTACTGGAACAACTCAAGCAACTATTGCAGCGAATTATTCAGCTACCAATGCTAACACTCAAAAGGGTGCAGCGTTGAAAGATAACACTGATTTAATTCCTTGTATAGGAATTGAAGCTGGCGACGGCGCGGCAGCAGCACTGAATGTTAGTTATATGACAATTAGCAGACTGTTGTTTGAATAATAAATAAATTAGGATGGGGCTTCGGCCCCATCTAGTATTCTTGATTAAGGAGGGAATATGGCAAATACAGTAACAGGACCAGAAGTTCTACAAGAAAACGATAAACGAGTCGTAATAAAAATAGTTATAGAATCAGATGGTAGCACAAGCACAACGGTATTTTTTGACTCTTCAGCACGTACTGTAGCAGGTGTTGCACAACTCGGAGCTTTGCAAAGAATTTGGTTTGCATGTGATACTGGAGATGGCGGCGACTCACACGCTCGTTTAGATTTTGAAGATTCAGACGGTGATCGTCCTTTACTAGGTTTAGTTGGGACAGGTTATTGGGATTTTAGAGAATTTGGTGGAATAAAAACAGACAAGTCATCTAACAGTAATCAAAGTGATGTTAATCTTGTAGTTCCAGCTGCCGCTGATTCTGGAAACATGTATACGGTAATAGCAGAATTTAAGAAGTTATATTAGGAGGTAGCGAATGGCGAATACTACTTCTGGAACAGTCACTTTCGACAAAACATTTGCTGTTGATGAGATTATCAATGAAGCCTATGAGCGTATAGGTTCACAAGTAACTTCTGGATATCAATTAAAAACAGCAAGACGATCTTTAAATATTCTTTTTCAAGAATGGGGCAATAGAGGTTTGCACTACTGGGAAGTAGGCGATACTAATATTGATCTAGTTGAAGGTCAGGCAGAATATACTTTTTATAGAGCATCGGGCGATGGAACAAGTTCTACTACAGCAGGCGGAACAACTGGAACTTCTACTTATGGCTTGGATGATGTTTTAGAAGCTACACTTAGGTCCGATAAAACAGATACAGATCAATCTGATTCTGCTCTTACAAAAATAGCTAGATCTGCTTATTCAGCATTATCAAGTAAACTTTCTAAAGGAACTCCATCACAATATTTTGTTCAACGATTCGTGGACAAAACAACTTTAACCGTTTATCCAACAGCCGATTCATCTAATGCATCTAAAGAAGTACATTTTTATTATGTAAAAAGAGTGCAAGATGCAGATGCAACTTATACAGACGCAACAGATATTCCATACAGATTTGTACCTTGTATGGTTTCAGGACTTGCTTTTTATTTAGCACAAAAATTTAACCCACAATTAGTACAACAAATGAAATTGTTGTATGAAGACGAGTTAACAAGAGCATTAGCAGAAGATGGTTCTTCAGCTAGTACTTATATAACTCCGAAGAATTATTATCCAAACGTATAGGAGGAAATTATGGCTAGTAAATTTTTTACAATAGTACTGAAAGAAGCACTGAAAAAAGCTGGTGTTACAAAACCTACTTTTCCTGGTCCAAAATCTATAGAATTATTAAATAAAAGATTAAAGAAAAAACAAAAACTTAGAACTGGTAAATTTTCTGGATCAGATATTGTTGAAAGTGGATCTAAAATGCTTAAACATTCAAAAAGACCGGGAGCAAGTTTTATTGAACTAGATGCTAGAATTAAAAAAGGTAAAAACTAATGGCATACGCACGAGGAAAATACGCACAGGCAATATCAGACCGATCAGGAATGGCTTTTCCATATAATGAAATGGTTAGAGAATGGAATGGAATGTTTGTTCATAAATCTGAATATGAATCAAAACAACCTCAATTAGAACCAAGACCTCATGGTGGAGATGCACAAGGATTACAAAACGTAAGATCAGATAGAACAGAAAGTACTGTAGCACAATTATTACCACATGATCCATTTACAACTTATGCAGCAGGATCAGGCATTATTAATGTCCATGCACCGACTCATGGGGTAACAAATGGATCAACGTACAGATTTAGAGGAGCACCAACAGTTTCAGATGGATCTGCAGGATATGGTAATCCAGTTAGCTTTGATGGTATAGCGGGATCAAATATTGCATATGCTTCAGGTTATGCTATTACTACAGGTAAGTATGTTAGCGGTGATAGAGACACAGATTTTACAACAGATTGGTTTTATTTTACAGTTAACACAAACACTGCAACAGCAGGTGACGTGAAAGGAGGAGGGTTTCCGGTTTCAATAGGACCAGTAACTCTTAGTGCATAATGGCAGGATTTACATATTCAACACTTACAACAGCGATTTTAAATTATACTGAGGTTACTACTTCAGTATTATCAAGTACGATTACGGATCAATTTATAGATAATTCAGAGCTTAGAATACAAAGAGATATTCCAATTGATGCAGATCGAAAAGAAATGCTAGGAAATTTAACAGCTTCAAAAGATAATGTTTATGCTCCTGCGGGAACTTTATTTGTTAGAGGTCTTCAGGTTTATACTTCAACAACAGCAGCAACTGGAGCTAATAGCTGGCTGGAGAAGAAAGATATCAGCTTTTTAAGAGAATATGATGCAGCTGAAACGACTACTGGCACACCAAAATATTATGCTATGTCAGGAGGAGCAGAGGGAAGTGGTGCAACTTCTTCAGGAAGAATTACAATTGTTCCAACACCTTCTTCAGCTTTTATGTACAAAATTCAGTATAATGCTAGACCAACAGGATTGAGTTCAGCAAATACGACAACTTATTTAAGTCTTAATTTTGGAAATGGACTTTTATATGCATGTCTAGTGGAGGCATTTAGTTATTTAAAAGGCCCAATGGATATGCTACAATTATACGAACAAAAATATCAAACCGAAGCACAAAAATTCGGTGGAGAACAATTAGGTAGAAGAAGAAGAGACGATTATACAGACGGCGAACCTCGTATACCCGTTCCTCAACAGACACCGTAAGGAATTAAATTATGGCAACATTAACAACAACTATCAAAGAAGCAATCACTCTCAATAACATAGATAATGGATCGGAAAGATCTTTAGATATTTCCAGTGTCAATGAAGTTGTAAAAAGAGTTGTACCCGCATCAACAACAGAATGCGGACTCATAGGATTTATATCAGCCATTAGCGGTGTAGGTGTCACTGCAAACAAAGTCGGTTATGTTGCAGGAATATTTGACAATGGCGATGTACGATATATTAGAATTACAAATTTAGATTCATCCAATCATATTACTTTAACTTTTAGAGATGAAAACAATACAGAATGTAGACTGAAGGTTGACGCAGGCCACTCGTTTATTTATCCAGGAGATAATAGCGGTGGCGTTGTGGATACCATGAAGGCAGCAGGATCAGCTTTGGCTTCAGGTCTTGCAGATTTAGTTGACATTACCGTGGATGCAGATACAGCAGCATGTGATGTTGAAATATTTGTAGGGAGCGCTTAATGGCATCGTCATATACAGATCTTGGTACAGAGTTAATGACAACCGGCGAGAATGCCGGTACATGGGGATCAACAACTAACACTAATTTACAGATTATAGAAGAAGCAATTAGAGGCTATGTTGCAGTAGGTGTTGCAAGTGCAGATGCAACTTTATCTTTAACAGATGGTTCTACGGGTGATTCTATAAGAAACTCGGTTATTGCTTTCACAGGTGCATTAGCTGGTAACAGAATAATAACAGTTCCCGCCGTAGAAAAATGGTGGATTATGGATAATCAAACCACTGAAGCTTATACACTTACAGTGAAAGCTAGCGGTCAAACTGGAGTTACTTGGGGAACATCTGATAAAGGAACAAAAATATTATATGCAAATGGTACTGATGTAATTGATACAGGTATTACATCTGCTGGAGCGTTTGACTTAGATGGTGGTTCATTAACTCTTGATGAAGATGCAGATACAGACATTACAGCAGATACAGATGACCAAATTGATATTGAAGTTGGTGGAACAGATAGAGTTAGAATAACTACTAGTGCTATTGCTCCTTCATCAGCAGATGGTGTAGCTCTTGGTACTTCTGCATTAGAATTTTCAGATTTATTTTTAGCAGACAGTTCAGTTATTAAATTTGGTGCTGATCAGGATACAACTTTAACACATACAGATGGAACAGGATTAACTTTAAATAGCACAAATAAACTTTGTTTTTATGATACAGCTTTATCAATTCATTCAAGTACCGATGGTCAATTAGATTTAATCGCAGACACAGAAATACAAATTGCTGCAACAACAATTGATATTAATGGTGCTGTTGCAATGAATGGTGCTATTACTGGTGCTACTAACATTACTTTATCAGGTGAATTAGACTCTGCAACATTAGATGTATCTGGAAATGCAGATATAGATGGAACAACAAATTTAGACGCTGTTGATATTGATGGTGCAGTTCAAATAGACGCTACGTTTACATCTGGTGTTGACGGACAAGGCTACGATACAAAATTTTTTGGAGATACATCAAGTGCTTATATGCTATGGGACACATCGGCAGATGATTTAGTTTTCGCAGGTGCAGCAGGAATTGATCTTGCTGGTGATATTGATGTTGATGGTACAGCTAATTTAGATGTTGTTGATATTGATGGTGCTGTAGATATGGCAAGTACTCTTGCTGTTGCTGGAGTTTCTTCATTTGCTGTAGCAGCTAATGTAGCACAAGGGGCTATAACATCATCTAGTAATGCAGTAGCTTGGGATGCTTCTGCTATACCAAACGCATATCATGTAACAACAGAAAATACGACTTTCTCTGCACCAAGTAATCCAGTTGAAGGTGCTTTTATTTGTTTAGAATTAAATTTTTCTGCTGGGCATACTATCGGATGGAATACTGTATTTGAATTTGCTGCAAGTACAGAACCGACAGAAACAGCAGCAGATACAAAAACCGACTTACATGTGTTCCGTTACAATGGAGCAGTATGGCAAGAAGTAGGTAGAACTTTAAATTTAAGTGAGAGTTAGGAGATAATATGTGGGCATTAGTAGAAGACGGATCAATTACAAAAATAATCAATAATCCAAAAGGAATGGTTATAGGCGATATTCAATATTCAAGAAATATATTTTCTTTTCGATGGAGTAACGAAGAAAGAGAAGCTATTGGACTTTATGAAGTAGTCTTCAATAATACAAAGAAGAAGGATGAAGAATATTATATTAATACTAATCAGTCCTTTGCTTTTGCTGATGGAACAGTAACCGCTTCCTATGGAAGTGCGACTGCTAAAGCACACGCAGATACTTTATGGACAGCACAAGATGAAATTGATGGAAAAGGTACTGAAGGTGAAGTTGCAGTTGAAGGTTTAAAAACAGTTAGAATTAGAACTATTAAACAACAAGCTGCTGGAGAATTACAAAATACAGATTGGTATGTTGTAAGAAAAGCAGATGCAGGTACAGCAGTACCAACAGCTATTACAATACACAGAGCAGCAGTCCGTACGAAATGTGCTCAAATGGAAACGGCAATCACTAATGCATCCAAT